CCAAAGAAAAATGGTCGGAAGCCCTCAATGTATAAACAGCTCAAAGAGCTTACAGGTAAAAAAGTAGATTATGAGCTGAGCAAAGAGGACTATTATAAAACAATTCGGTTTCTTCTTGAACGCTCCAAAGGAGAGCTAAATAAAATCATGGCTGACGCAAACAGAGAAGATAGCACTACTCCTATTTGGGTGTGCAATATTATCAGTGCAATCTTCACAGATATTCGCTTTGGTCGGACTTCAACGGTTGAAATGATATTCGATAGAATTTTTGGCAAAGCAGCCCAACCGATAGAAGGGGATATAAACGCTAATGTGTCTGGAGGACTGGAGCCGGATCTATCCAAACTTTCAACCGAAGATCTTTTGGTTTATCATGGACTATTAGAAAAGATGAATGGCAAAAAATAAAAACATACAAATACCAATGGCTCTTGCAGTCAAAATAGAGCTGTTTAAACGTGGCTGTTTTGACTTCATTACTGTTAAGGATGGAAAGAAGCACGAAAAGCAGGAAAAGGCTTTGCAGATCCTTACAGACAATGAGCACGCAGAGTTTTTGTATGGTGGTGGTGCTGGTGGTGCTAAGTCGTGGACTGGTGCTGCCTGGCTTCTTTTTATGTGCCTTTGTTATCCAGGTTCCAAATGGTTTATTGGTCGAGCTGAGTTAAAGCGTATTACCCAATCTACCTTAATAACGTTCTATAAGGTTTGTAACCAATACGGAGTAGAAGATACTTTGTATAAATACAATGGGCAGTATAACTATATAGAGTTTTACAACGGATCCCGTATAGATTTGCTGGATTTGATGTATAAGCCTGGAGATCCTTTTTATGAAAGATACGGATCTATAGAATATACTGGCGGTTGGATAGAAGAAGGTGGAGAAGTAAACTTCGGTGCTTATGACACTCTTAAAACTCGTGTAGGTCGCCACTTGAATAATGAGTTAGGGTTAAAACGAAAGTTGTTTATCACGTGTAACCCTAAAAAGAACTGGATGTATGATACCTTTTACACTCCATTCAAGAAAGGTATATTGCCTGAGTATATGTACTATCTGGGTTGTTTGGTACAAGAAAACCCCTTCATAGATCCAGACTACATAGAAGGTTTGAGAACAACCAAAGATAAGGTTAAAAGAGAGCGTTTGCTAAAAGGTAATTGGGAGTATGACGACAACCCCAATGCGCTTTGTTCTCACGATGCGATTACAGCCATTTTTAATAATCTGCTATCAATAACCACTGGGAAGAACTATATAACAGCAGATATAGCCCGATTTGGATCCGATTACGCCCGGATTTGCGTTTGGGATGGTTATACGATCATAGACTTAAAATGCTTTCCACTAAGTAAAACTACGGACATACAGAAATGTATTCAACACTTCCAGAAAAAATACAGAATACCTAAATGGCGGTGTATCGCTGATGAGGACGGTGTAGGCGGTGGCGTGGTGGATAATTGCGACATACAAGGCTTTGTAAATAACAGCCGTGCTTTAAAGGATGAGAACTACCAGAACTTGCAAACACAATGCGGTTACAAGCTGGCAGAACACATAAACGCCTCAGAGATTGGGATCAATGAGGAACTGTTAAGCTCGGCAGACAAAGAGCAAATTATCCTTGAACTGGAGCAGTTGCAAACATGGGATGTGGACGGAGAAGGCAAATTAAAGCTAAAACCGAAAGAGGAAATCAAGCAGGAAATTAGATGTTCTCCAGACTGGCGAGATGTGTTTTTAATGCGCTGTTGGTTTGACTATAACGAGTATGATATACCAGATGATATAGAAGCAAGATTAGGAGTTATTTAAAAATTTGAATTATGGGATTTTTTAATGTTATCAAGAATGAGGTAAAAGCTGCTGTAGGTTATCAACAGAATTTTACAGCTTTGTTGGAGGCTAAGGATATTTCAAGAGCCTTAAACTATATGCAAGATCGCTCCGGCTTTGCTGAAAAAGCCTTGCTGGAGTACAAGGTAGAAAACCATGAGGTTATGAAAAGGCAGGATAAAGCCGTTTATGATAAGAAAGGGAATTTTCTTAGATGGCAAAAGCGTTGGAAAATTCCTATCCCCTATCAGTCTTTCATCAATGAAATTGCGCTTGTTTTCTTATATGGCAGACCCGTAAAATGGACGCAAAGAAGCAAAGGTACTGATTATGCTTTTGAGCAATATATAAAACTGCTGGAGCATTTACGCTTCAATGCCAATGTAAGAGAGGCTAAACGTGTTGCTGGTGCTGAGGGTACTTCCGCTATGCTATTTCATGTGTTCCGAAATAAAGAAGGAAAACCAGATGTATTATTGAATGTGTTATCTAAACAAAACGGTGATGATATTTACCTTATCAAAGATCAGTATAAGCGTATGACTGCTTTTGCTTGGGGGTATTATCTGAATGAATCCGGCAATCGGAGCATCTACCATGTGGATATTTACAAAGATGATACGGTTTACTACTGTAAGCGTGTTAGTGTAGGTTGGGAAGTGAAGGCAATCCCTAATGTGATAGGGAAAATTCCCGTTATCCTCTTTGAACAAGAGTTAGAGCATGAAGGAACACAGCCCATGATACACCGTGTAGAAAGCATGGAATCAACAGATGCAGATGTAAATGATAGATTTGCTAACCCGGCAATGGTAGCAACCGCAGAAGTGCTTAACAGCTTGCCTAAAGCAGAAGAAGAGGCAAAACTATTCATTCTAAAGGAGGGTGGCAAGGTTGAATATCTTACATGGGATCAGGCTTCACAAAGCAAGGCAAATGAATACGAACGGCTGGATAAGCATATTCTTTCAAAATCTTTTACTCCTAACATAGATTTTGACAATATGAAGAGTTTGGGCAATCTGTCTGCTAAAGCTATCAGAAAAGTAATGCTGCTTGCAGTGATTAAGGCTGAGAAACGAAAGGAAACCCACGATAATTACATGAATAGAACGGGTAATTTGCTACGTGCTATTCTTGGTAATGTTTTGGACTACCAACACAAAGCCGAATATGAAGCATTACAGTTAGGGCATGAGTTTCAAGAACCATTCGGTGAAGATGTGAGCGATATTCTTGCTGATATATCAAAGCAGTATAACGATGGAGCGATAAGCCGACAAACTTATGTGGAAATGAGCTACCTTATCAAAGATGCAAAAACGGAAATTGAGCGTTTGAAGCAGGAAGATTTAGAAGCCATAGCTAAACAGCAGGAGTTAAACAGAATAGATGTGTTCGGTGGAGGTGAATAATGGCAAATAAAGTAAAACCATCAGAAACAAAGTACCATTGTAGGGATTGCAAGCACTCTTACGACTGGCACGAGAAGGATTATAAAGGTGAGTTCTTCCTTTGTCGGTGTCCTTTCTTCAAATACTCTAAATTCTTAAACAAAGATCACTGTGAACACTTTGAGTTAAAGCGCAATGGCAAAAACTAAATACGTCAATTCCACGCAGCTACAAAAAGAGCTGTTTAAACGTACAGAAGGGTACGCAGCTAATGTACGTGCGATTTATCAAAACTACTTACTCCAGATTATTAACCTGGTAAAAGGTACGGAGTTGGAAGAAGGTAAACCGTTCTCTTTCTCCGAATATGGCTATAGTGATGAGGCTACAGCCATATTTAGAGAAATGTACAGCCGTTTGTATCAAGAAATAAGGAATGACGTGCAAAATGAATGGCTGCTTTCCAACCAACATAACGATGAGCTGGTAAAAAGTGTGTTCGGTGAAAACTCTATCAATGATAACCACTTTGCCCGATTCTTTAAGCGCAATATGGAGGCTATGGACGCTTTCTTTGCTCGGAAAACTGGAGAAGAAGGGCTAAGCCTATCGCAAAAGGTATGGAGGTACACAGGACAATTTAAAGAAGAGCTTGAAAACTGCTTGGATTTGGCTATAGGAGAGGGTACAGGAGCCAACAAGTTAGCTTCCAAAATACAGACCTACCTACAAGATCCTGATCGCTTTTACAGAAGATTCAGAATAAAGGTCGGTGAGGATGAAAACGGAAATACTGTGTATGGTCGTGTATGGAAACGTAGGGTATATGATAAAGAAACCGAAAGTTATAAATGGGTAGATGATAACCCAAAGAAATATCATCCTGGACGTGGTGTATATAGATCTTCATACCGTAATGCCCAACGTTTGGCACGTACAGAAACCAATATAGCCTACAGAACTGCTGATTTTGAACGATGGGGGCAATTAGATTTTATAATTGGCTATGAAATCAAGCTGTCAAACAACCACCCATGCCATGATATTTGCGATGAGCTTGCTGGCAAATATCCCAAAACGTTTAAATGGACTGGTTGGCATCCGAATTGTCGGTGCTACATGATCCCTATTTTAGCTGGTGAAGATGATATAGAGGATATGCTTAACAAGATCCTGGCTGGAGAAGATGAAGAAATAAGCAAGAAAGGGCAAATAACGGAGTTTCCAGATGAATTTGTGCAATGGGTAAAGGATAACGAAGATCGCATGAATGAAGCCAAAACAAAAGGCACTCTACCCTATTTCGTCAAGGATAACTATACGGATATAGAAGAAATCTTGCATCCTCTCACACCTGAGCAAAAACACTACAAAGGGCTGGTTGCTCAATATGGGGAAGAAAACGTACAAAAGCTATATGAGGCTTTCGATTCATTCAAAGCCAAAATCTCTACTGGTGATTTGGAGTACCAAATCAAGAAGCTAAAGTTTGAAGCTAATTGGGTTGAGGAAAAGAATAAATTCCCGACTTCTCCCGAAATGGTGAAAATGCTTAAAAAAGAGCTGGCTATAGTTGAGGCAAAATTTCAATACCAGCAAGCCGTAAATGCTGCCAAGCCTATTTTGAACTATAAAAGCAAGAGTAAACCGTTAAATTCGATTCTGGCAGAACTGAATGAGGCTATAGCCAATGAAGCAACTGCAAATGAGATACAAGCCTTGACAGCAAAAGCGACTGCCAAAATACAAGAGATAGAAAAGGCTCGGCTCGCAAAGCTGGTTAAACAAGGTGCGGACGGATCTACTTTGGATCTTTACGCAACAGAAAAAGAAAAGCTGGAAATAGCAAGGCTCCAATCTGAATATGATAAGGCTATGGATCTATACGGCAGTCAGTGGAATAGTGAAGTAAGTGCCTGTTATGTCCGGCTTGCTGATTATAAAAAGGAGTTGGCTTTAAAATATGTGTCAAAACAAGGCAAGCTGGTTAAGCTGAATGGAGAAACTGAGGAATTGGCAAAAAAAGCACTGGAAGAGTATATAAATGCGCCAGTTAATCATAGTGCTAATAACGCCATCGGTGGACGCTGGCAGAACTATAGTAGTGAAGCTGGAGCAATGGAGCGTTATAGCAAAAAAACGGGTATATCCGTAGATGAGCTTGCTTTGATAAACCGCTATACATACGGCTCCAAGTGGTGTAATAATTACGGTTATGGTATTGTAGATCCGTACTTTGGCAAAATACAAGATTATGGGGGATTATGCCAAAAATATTATCCGGCTTGTAATGCTGCCTTAGAAAAAATGCCTCGCTATAATGGTACTGTATTCTCTGGTATCAGCTTTGACGCTATGAAGCTGGATAAGTATATTCAAGAAATGAAAGCGTGTCTATCATCCGGGCAACCCTATGTAAACAAAGCCTTCATGTCCTCTACTACCAATATTGATAGAACTGCTATCTTTGGAGATAACCTAATGCTGGTTATCAAAAGTAAGAAGGGTGTAGATGTAAAAGCCATTTCCCATTATGCCAGTGAAGATGAAATTGTGTTTCGTGCCGGATCCCGTTTTAAGGTGCTGAATGTTTATCAGGAAGAAACACGAAAATATGGCTTTGGAAAAGGCTGGGTAGTTGAGCTGGAAGAGATATAAGAAAGAGCCATTACCAACGCTGGCAATGGCTCTGAACTGCCCTAAAGCAGCTATCATCAGCTCTCAACAGATGAAAACATACAATTTTACTTCAACAAACTAAATAGCTTCAGTATTTTTTTTGCTCGTTTTTCTGATACAGTTTCAGTTATATAGCCATCTGTAGTGTAAAATCTAACCATCCGAATTTTATTCGTTTTCAACAAAGTATATACTTCATCTGGAATAATATATCTTGTTTTAAGATTAAAATGCTCAATAAAGGTTTTTCCAAGATTTAGACTCCAATATTCAGCAACGGCATCCTCTTCGTTGTTTAATGTAATGATACTATCGTTTTCTAATTTGAGCATTAAATCGGCTCCTTTTTCCATGCTATAAACTTTATCACCGCAATTATAGGTAGTCTTTAAAATTATTGTATTATTAACTTTATGCAAAGCGCAAGTAAAACCATCACTAAAGCTAATGTAATTTGTTTCAGTTATTCGATTACCTGTAAACTCATCTATTTCGTCTTTGACAATTTTTTGAGCATGAATAGAGTTACAAGTTATAAGACACATTAAAAATAAGAATAAATTTTTCATATCGTGCAATTTAGAGGTTAATAACCTATTAAAATTGGCTACCCATAAACCCACAAAAAAACGTGGGCTTACTCTGCACGATCAAGAGGGACGACCAAGTACCCAACAGCCCATACAAGAGTAATGCCCACGCCATAGCGCAGGCATTAGCACATTGTTTCTGAGGGCTGTTTGAAATTTTGGTCGTTTTCTTGATCCTCGCAACAATAGCCAATGCTATATTAGTTCATATTTTATTTCTAACTGCAAATATAGTGCTATTTATGAGAAAATTAATCCGTTTATGTTATTAATTTAGGCACGACACAAAAAAGAGGAAGGCTTTACACCTCCCTCTTACCTGTTTCAAACGATTTTTCCCAGTTGGTTGTATCTCCTTCTGGATTCGGGCTTTTACCTGGTAAATGCTCTGATAATAGTTGCTCTTTCCATTCCTTGTACGCTTCATCTAAAGGCTTTTTTGTGTCGCAAGCATCCAAGTAGGAATAATGAAACTCCTTCTCATACTCCCAAAAAGAAGCTGCCAAAGGGTGAAAAGTATCACTTTTATACGGATTCTCTTTTTCTCCTTTGTACCAATGGTAATTTGAATAATCTTCCGTTATGCCAGAAAAGAATCCGGCTTTGTTCCAGTTATCAGCCATCTTATTTATTGTTTAAGTTATGATAGAAGTTACCTATAACATCAAGCATATCAATAGGCAACAAATTGAATACATGATCTACTATTTCTTTAGGGATCTCATAGATAGCTGCTGCCATAGATCCTACAATAGCACCGATAGTGTCGCTATCACCTCCCCACGAAATAGCCTTCCTTATTGCATCCTCAAAAGAATTACTGGAAATGATAATTTTCAGGCAAATAGGTACAGTTCCCTGGCAAGTTTCATTAAATACCCCAGCGTAATAGTTTCCGATCATAAACATAGGATAGTACATTTGCATTTCGTTTTCAAGCCCGGATAGGTTTTTGGTAGTGCGCAAATAGTAAATAGCGTGCGCAATCGCTACAGCTCCTTTTATGCCTTCCGGGTGGTTATGGGTTACGATAGCGGTTTCTTCCGCTTCTTTCTTCACTCTATATAAGTCGTCAAAGAACCAAGCTACGGGGCTAACCCTCATTGCAGAACCGTTACCGAAGCTATTATATGGTTGTGGTGTATCTGAGGCTATCCAACGTGCAAAACTGCTTCCGTATGCTCCTTTAGGGTTTGGATATTTTCTACACCATTTCAGTAACGTATCTTCGTAGTGTTCCCCATTGTTGATAGCGTCCGCAATAGCAATAGTACAAATCGTATCATCTGTAAAAGTGCTTTCTTCCGTAAACAACTCAAAGTTATAGTTATCTGTATTGTTAAACTCAAACCGTGAGCCTACAATATCGCCTATTATTGCACCTAACATATTAACCTCCAATTTTAGTATTACCTCTAAATGTTTTCTTCCTTATAAGCACGCCCATACGGATTGTACAATACTTGTTTTGATACTCAACCCGACTTAGATCTACATTCCAAAGACTTTCTTTCTTGATACCTATTTGTTCCTCTGAAAGCTCGTCAAAGATCGCAGCAATAGATCCGAAATAGAAGTGTCTTTTTCCATTGTACGGCTCTCTCAATTCTACATGAATAACTTTCGGTAACTTCATAATCCATTCCATTTATTAAAGCGTTCTAATCTGATGCTTTAAAATTATATATTGGCTTTATCGTATCAATGATCTCAACTGTATCAGTGATAGCATTTTTAATCTCTTCCATAGACTTATACGCTTGTGGGGCTTCATCTATTGTCGCTCTACTTACAGAAGTGGTATATATTCCGTTCATAGATTCTTGGTATTCCTCCATACTAAGCAACTCCTTTGCTTTACTCCTACTCATCAAACGTCCGGCTCCATGTGGGGCTGAATAGTTCCAGTCCGGGTTTCCTTTCCCAACACAGATAAGGGAACCATCACGCATATTTATAGGTATTAATAGCTTCTCGCCTAATTCAGCACTCACAGCACCTTTTCTAAGGATCATACGGCTAAAATCAATATAGTTGTGTATGGTTTCAAATCTATTTACCTCAGTAAATCCCATCCCATTAATGATAATCGCTGCCATAGTAGCACGATTAAGTACAGCAAAACGTTGTACTATTGCCATGTCATTAATATAGTCGTGAAAATCACCACCTGAAAGATGTGCCAGCTCTTTGTCCTTACCAGGAATTGAAATATTCTTAATCGCTTCCTGAATATCCCTTTCCCTGCCTTCTGCTTTCAATCTGGCAATAGTATTGCGTACTTCAATCGCCCGATCACTTTCTGTATTTGCAGCCAAATTTTGATAGTGTTTACAAACATCGCCTCCCAACTTTCTACTGCCAGAGTGAATAACCAAATAGTACCTATGGTTTCTTTCTGAATAATCCACCTCTATAAAATGATTACCGCCTCCAAGTGTACCGAGTGAGAGATAAGCTCTATTTAAATCTACTTGCTTTGCACATCGTAGGTTTGAAAAATCAAAATTTGCCTTTTGAGTATCATGTATATTAAACCCATTGGGAACCGTTTCCCTTATAATGGAATCCAATTTCTCACAGTCTATATATTGATCTGCCAATTCTACAGTAAGCATACCGCAACCAATATCAACACCTACCAAGTTTGGCGTTACTTTATCGGTTATTGTCATTGTAGTACCAACAGTACACCCCTTACCAGCATGGCTATCTGGCATTATTCGTATAATAGAGTTTTCATAGGCAGGATAATTAGCCAGCCTCTTAATCTGATCGTATGCTTCGTTCTCAAAAGTTTCAGCAAAGATCTTGACTTCCTTTCCTGAATGTGTTCTAATTATTCTCATGTCAAATACAAATATAGTTTATTCTATTAAGTATAACAAATAAAATGCTACTTCTTTTTACTTAGTAAAGTAACGTGCCGTTTTAATTCTTTATGTAGATACTTGTTTTCGCTCTGTAGCTCTTTTATGATAGAATTACGCTTTTCAAGTTCTTTGTTATATCGTTCACGTTCAAATTGAGCAAACGTAAGATCCTCATTCCTACAAGTACAATCCCGTATATCATTGCTCAAAACAACAGCCCAACAACAAGGTATTAAGACTTTGCCAGCTTGCTTATCGTATATGTAATGGCACTTACTCATAAGTTTATCCTTTCATACGTCCTAAGAAGGATAGTTTTAATACATCGTATTGCTGACCTATAACGGCAAACTCCAACATAGCGTTATTATCCAAAAGATCGTTAATCCTTAAAAGTGGATAATCTTCTCCAGCACGGCTTACATACCCCTCTTGTGAAATATCATCTATTATGCGCTCATCATCGCATTTGCCAAAATAAGAATCAAGGCTGCTTATGATATGTTCTTTCAAATAAGCCTCACTATATACAGAAGCTATTTTATCCTGTTTTCTAAGTGCGTATCTCATTCCTCAACTCCTTTCGGTTTGTTTATCGGTTTCCAATGGGTTATCTTGTAGTCCTTGTAGTTGCAGGTTATTTGGTCTAAATAATCTTCCGTCCACCCGTATTTATTGTAATAAGCTGTCAAGTAATCTACTTTCCATTTGTTACTACAGCATAGATATTCTACCCTTAAAATGCAATATGTTCCAATTGGTGGCACGTCTTCCGTGTCCTCTTTGCATTCGTGCCAATCTTCAAACTCATTCCAACGCCTTGTGATTTCTTCACAAAGTATGTTTGAACTTTCCACATCGCCTAAATGAATTTCGGCTATTTGGTAATTCATCCCGTCCTTTATACAAAGTTCTGCATCCAATTCATCTGCACCAAACAAGCGTTTTCCTCGTGCTGGTAGGCAAATAAGTTTCAATGTATCAGTATCTAACTCACCTTTGGCGTATGTCCAATTCAATTTAATTTTCATTTTATACCTCCTTTTGCTTTTGTTGCAGCCATTTTACACCTTTTTTAAATCCTTCTACAAACGCATCTGAGCAAACCCTTTGTATTTCGGGTAAACAAACACCTCTACTTCGATTTAGAGGACACGTAGCGCAAGCCTGGCTTCGTCCGTTGGCTTGCTTTGCTGCTTTAGTTATTCCTTTCATAATTTCGACAACCATTGTTCATAAATACGTGTGGCTATCTGAGCCATCATTACGGGTGGAACACTCATACCACAAATGTAGTGTGGCGATAAACCACAAAAATTATAATCTTGTGGGAACGTGGATATATTACATACCTCAGAAGTGGATAGATAGACGGGCTGCTTAAATGGTATCAATGAATCCAGGTGTGCAGACAATGTATAACAAACTCTATCTTCATAACAGAACTTCTGATTAAAAAAGCCACGTTTACCAGTGAGTTTTTTATAGGCTTCTGATAGTGCTATATCCCCTTGTTCCCTGAGTTCAAAAAGTTCTCTCATTCTGCCTTCATAGGCTCTTCCTTTATAATCCGCAAAAGCACCATATACTATAGGATCCTCGTTAAACTCCATGTTTATATATGGTTCTACGTTAAACAGATTAGATACCTTCAAAAAATTGATCCCTAAATCATGTCTAATGCAAATAAAGAAGATCCGTTCTCTTTTCTGAGGAACACCCATTTTTGACGCATCAAGAAGGAAATGCTGACAATAATAGCCTGCGTTATCAAAATCTTTATATATGCGCCTAACATAGTCTATTGCACTTCCCATAAGTAAACCTTTCA